CGTTAATCAATGAGGCAGATTTCGACAGCAAGAAACACGAGCGTTTTGAGGGCGAACCAAAACGAGCAAGGAATGATAAAGGTCAACTCATAGCAGATGATCCATCAACTCCTGATGTAAATGAAGCATATGAAAGTGGCAAAAAGCCAGTAAAGAAGAAGAAAACGTCTACTAAGAAGGGATAAGTCATGGCGATAGTTACAACAGTAGGCGGCACAACAACAAACAGCTTTATTACTGTGGCTGAATACGAGGCTTTCTGGACAGAGAGAAACGTAAATATTTCGGGTAATACAGCCGCAAAAGAATCTGAACTGGTCAAGGCTGCTGATTATATAAACAGAAGTTACACTTTTGTTGGTGAGCAACAATATCGCTATCAGGCGATGGTTTGGCCTCGATTGACTGGTATTTATCTTGTTAAAGATTTCCCTATCGATCCCGATGTTATTCCACAGGATATAAAAGATGCTCAAGCAGAGTTAGCTTATATTATTCATCAGGGAACAAACGTATTTGCTACGGTTGAGGGTGGTGCAAAGGTTCGAGAGAAGAACAAAGCAGGGCCAGTAGAAACAGAAGTCGAGTTTACCAACTTTAGAGAAACGCCTCGATTTGTAGCGATTGAAGGATTGCTTTCGCCATATACAATTTACGGTGGCGCTCAACTTAAAATGGTGCGCGGATGAGTACAACAGTCACAGCAATCTCAGATGCAGCTTTCGATGCCGTTGATATAGCGGTAACAGATGTTATCTTTGATGCGACAGTGACTTACGAAACGCAAGGAGCTTATAATCCTGCAACTGGTACTTATTCAGTTACAACAACAACTCTCACAGGCAGAGCTTTATTTGATACTAGTACTCCTGCAAGAGATATATTTCCTGATTCAATTATCGGATCAAACCGTCAACTTGTTCTGTTGGAGGGTTTTAGCGAGGTTATCAAGGAAGCATACAAGCTAACTATTTCATCTATTGATTATGAAATAAAAGCAGCGCAGAAAGTTGTCGGATCTATTTCACTTCAATATGGAGTGGCCTTGCAGAAATGACTTATAAGAATTTCGAGATACAGCTAAACAAAGATTTAGTCGATACGGATGAAAAGATCGAGGACGTTATCTCATTGATTGCTATGGATAGTTTGCGAGGTATTGTTTTAAAGTCGCCTGTTGATCTGGGAACATTTCGAAGAAATTGGATTGTAAGTAAAAATAGAATGAACCCTGCAACTATTAAGGGTGTAGATAAAACAGGAACACAAACGATTGCTAAAGGTACACAGACAATAGAGACTTTTGAGTATAAGAAAGATAAATCAATTATTATTCAAAATAATCTGCCTTATGGAAATAGGTTAGAAAATGGATGGTCTAAGAAAGCTCCGAAAGGTATGGTTGCACTAACGTTAGCCGAAATGCGAACCAAATATAGGAACGTGTTAATATGACTTATGCATTAGAGAGAAGAGCGATTGAGGTATATTTGAGCGCTCAATGGGGAACAACGACTCCAATAGGTTTCGATGGTCATGAGTTCAGCCCTTCTTTTAATAGTATTCGAGTATCAATAGAAAACGGTTTAACTATGCAGGGATCTATTGGTGCAAATACTAATAGAATAGATTATACTGGCATTGTAACTATCCAGATCTTTACGGAGAACGGCAAGGGATCGGAGACTTGGAGAGGTTACGCAGAAACATTAGACGGTATTTTTTTCGATAAAAGGATTGCGAATACGGGTGCAATAGCGACTACAAACGAATTTATCAGATTCTCACCAGATCAACAGCACCCATATATTTCTGGCGAGGTTTCTGATATACCATTTAACATTGCAACTTTTGTCGTACCTTTTGTGCGATACGAGTTTAAATAAGGAGGCCACAACATGACTGGCATTGCATCTAATCAGCTACGGAGCGCGTTTGTGGCTGAATCAACAGTGGGAACTACTCCCTCATCACCATCGTTCACAACAAGCGATGTTCCAATAAATATGACTGCTGCTCCAAATGTAATCGAGCATCGATCACTCGCAGCAAAAGGCGAAGCTGTAGAAACGGCTATCGCAGGAATTGATGTCACTGGTTCTATGTCAGGCACATTAGTTTATGGAGCTTACGACACATTCCTTGAGAGCTTGCTTCAAGGCGCTTATTCAACAAACGTATTAAAAAGTGCAAAGGCAACTAAAACGGTTACTGTAGAGAACGGAATAAACGCAGGAGTTGGCGGTACGCTTACAATGATGCGTTACACAGGTGTCGAGGCAACTGGTGGATCATTAACTCTTGCTTCAAATGCAGAGATAGGGTTTTCCTTTGATCTCACTGGCATAGGTTCACTTGATACGACAACATCTGCAATCGGTAGCTCATCATATACAGATCAAACCGAAAGAGCGCCTTTAACATCAGGTGTTGATGTTGGAACGATAGCATTTGCAGGGTACACACTAGACGCTTTTGAGAGTGCGACTATCAACTTCAACTATGAAGGTAGAGAAGCACAAACAAAGCTAGGAAGCTCTTTTACTAAGGACGGCATTACAAGAGGGGCTTTGCTTCCTGAGATAACTGCCCGTGTTTATGTAGATACTAACTTTGCAACTTTGTATAATGCAGCAAGAGATACAAATCACTCGCTCTTTGCAGTTACTTTTCCATTAGGTTCAGTATCGAGTAAAAAATACACTCTTGTATTTCCTAAGTGTAAGTTTGTGGGATCTAATATTGACTTCACTGGCACTAATGCAATGCAGGACGTAACAATCCGAGCAATGTATGACGAAGCTACCGAGGATGCGTCAGTAAAACTAACGAGAGCAGTTTCATGATTGCTGTTCGTAAATTTCACGGAACTGTCGATGGTAAAGAGAAAACTTTTTACGTTGGCGATCAAATTGATGCTAAGACTGTCAAAGAGTTAGGGTTGGCCGACAAACCCGAACTAGCCAAGGAATCCAAGGCTAAGAAAACACAAGAATAGACGTCTATAGTGGGGTGGGTTGTCGGTATTCCTGCCCCACACAAAACCGACAAAGGAGACACCGATGCTTAAACTAAAGAAACCTCAATTATCAGATATGGTTTTTGAGAGTAATTTTACGCCTGAGTTAGACTTTTTAGCTGATAAGGGCAAAACATATATCACTATCAAATGTCGTGCAGGAGGTTGGGCTAACCCTGATTTAACTGTGATGCGTGAACAGGTGGTATTATATCAAGAAATGCAAAGCCTCAAAGCAACTAAAATGATTGATAACGAGGATAAATACACAAAATTTAAGTTTCAATCCGATAAGGAAGTTGGCAAGAAGTTATTTGAAGCTCTTTATGATACTTGCGTTGTTTCATGGGAGACTAATATACAAAACGATGGCACTAAGATGAAATGCGATAAGGAGCATTTTCTTGAGCTTGCCGATGTAAAGATAAATGAATTGTCCGAGTTCTTCATGGATTGGGCAAAGTACGTTGATGAGTTAGGTAATTTTAGACAGGAAGTCGAAGAGGAAACGGTAAAAAACTAATCGAGGCGCTTCTATGGTCTTTTAAGTACTCTGCAAAGGATGAGGCTTATTTGATGGCAAAGGGCGCAATAGAGGTCAGAAATAAACCTAATCCTCAAAATATGATGTATTGGATTGGATATAACGATTTGAGACAAGGACGACAAATAGGATATTCTGGGTTTTCCCCTATACCGTTCAGCGAAATTATGTCATATTGCTCTCATATTGGTCTTGATGATCCTATTGAACGCCAAAGTTTTGCTCGTTGCATGATGGCCTTAGATATTACGGAGCGTAATTATTATGACAACATTAAGTCTTAATATCGATGCCAGAGGCGCTCAGAAGGGCGCTAAAGATTTTAAACGAGCTACCGATCAAGTTAAAACGTCAGCAATGCAGGCCGACAGTGCCGTTGAGCAGATGGGTACAAGCGTTGCTCGAACTGGCAAATCAATGTCAGGCAGAAATACATTCATATTCCAAAACACTGCAAACCAGTTAGGCGACATCGCGGTTCAAGCATCGATGGGAACAAATATGTTTCGAGTGCTTGGTATGCAGTTACCTCAAATCGCAGGAGGCTTTGCGCTTCTTGGCGGCTCTCTTGGCGTTGTTGCTCCTATTTTGGGTGTTATTGCAGCGATTGGTTTTCCGATATTAGCCGCAATGACATCTTTCGGTAAATCAGCAGGAGATGCAGCAGAAGAATTAGACAAGGTTAGCGATGCCTTAAATGATCTTTCTGGCTTTGATAAGATATTAGCAAACAATTTAGTTGAGCCAATAGATAAAGCATCAGAGGCAGCACAAAGATTAATAGAAACTTTAAGGCGTCAGGCTTTCGAGGAAGTGCTAAGAGGCATGGCAGATCCTTTGCAGAAAATGCTTGATCCGTTCTTTGACCGAATGAACGAAGTTGAGCCACAAATAGAAAAGACAAGAAATGCAATAAACAGCTTATTTATTGTTCCAGAAGGTCAAAGAATGGACACTGATCGCATCAAGCGATTAATGGGCGACTTAGATGATTTAGAAAAGAGTCTGGGCATTTCTAAAACTATCACAGATGAAGTGATGGGAGCTTTAGAAGCCTCTAACAGTGCAATAGGTTTGGCAGAAAATCTATTAAATGCTCGAAATAATCTTGCAGATATGGGCATAGAGGGTACGGACTTAATAAAAACATTCGATCAGATCTTAGATAGCACTGGACTGCATAATTTAATACTGCAAAAACAACAGCGTTTGCAAATAAGAATAACTAAAGAAGCTAAAGAAGAGGCTGCGGCTAGAGATAAGATCGTTAAGCGTAACAGAGAAAACTTTATGGTCGAGGCTTCTGTCGCTGTTCAAGAGCAAAGGATTGCAGAACTAAGGGCTGCTTTTGCAAAGAAACAGCAAGATCTTGATAAAAAAGAACCCCTTAAAAAGACTAGGAATCAAATAAAACAGCTTACTCCAGAGATAAAGAACTTGAAAACGGCAGTCGATATGATTGGAAGCTCATTTGAGCGTTCCTTTATGAGCGCTGTTACTGGCACAGCATCAATTAAAGATGCTTTCCGATCAATGGCTTCAACCATTATTGCCGAGCTTTTTAGAATATTTGTTGTTAAGCAAATAACAGGTTTTATCACAAATTTAGCAACAAGTGTTTTAGTAGGCGCACCTCAAGGGCCAACATTATCGGGCGCACCATTACCTAGATTTGATGGTGGTGGATACACAGGAAACGGCCCTCGATCAGGTGGATTNGATGGTCGNGGTGGCTTTATGGCTATGCTTCACCCAAATGAAACAGTTGTCGATCACTCAAGAGGAAACTCT